GAGCTTCTTGAAGCCGCCATGAAAGCCGGCGAATATGGCATTTGGATTCGCAAACCTCCTGTGCCTGAGCCCCCCACTCCACCACCATCTCCCCGGCCGCCTGAGTATGGCGACCCCACGCCCTTGGATTTTGCCGCTGCTGAGGGGGCTTGTCAGATACCCCACACCGACCCAAATCTCTTCGATGTTATCCTCAACGTTTCTGGCAAATCCGTTGTTGTTACTCTCAATGACTGGGGTACCATGGCCCCCCTCTTCTCTGCCGGTCCACCTGGCATGATTGTCTACAACGGTCCTCGAGTTGTGCAGCCATCAGATCAAGCCGACTGTGCTACCGGCACCGTCTTTTGGGGGATCATTCCTGGCCCGGGTGGTTCGGGCGAGCCAAAGAAAGGGAGAGTCAAGGGTGAGCGCAAGAAGATAGAGAAGGCTGTCAAGAAGGAACTCACCGACGAGCAGAAAGGTGTGCGCAAGGCTAAGAATGTGGCGCGACGGGTGAAGCGTACTGAACAGCTTCAGAAGCAGGCGACTTATCTTCGCGGCAATCCTGCCGCCGCTGAGGCTGTCGGCGGAGTTAAAAGTATCATCCGTGGCAGAGGCGCTTATAGTGTTGGGCAGGATTTTGGGAGTAAAGCTGGTGGCTTTTTGGCTTCCATGGCCGAGTCTGCTCTGCGTAACCTTCTTGGCTCAGGCGAGTACCAGGTCTCGCCTACCGTTTCTCCCATTTTCAATAAGGGCGTTTCTTTTATGCTTGGTGGCAACCTTCCGCGGCCAGCGTCATCCGACGAGGTTGTTATGGGCGGGACTGAGAAGGTTATATCCATTGGCATTGGTGATGCCACCACTGGACCTTATTATTACTCTATCTACATCGACCCGACCGATTTCTTTGTCACTCCGCGTTTGAAACCCATGGTAGAGCAGTTTTTCAACATCCAGTTTGAGCAGCTTGTTGCTTTCGCCGTTCCGTTTGGCAGCCTTGCCACATCCGCCCCCGCCGTCGGGCAGGTTGCCATGGCCTTTAGCACTGACATCTACTCACAGCCACCTGGTAATCCCACCGAGCTTGCGGCCATGACTGGGAATGTTTGTGGCCCTTGTACTGCCCCTCTCATTTGCGCAGCCGAGTGTGCCACTAAGGATCAACCCCTTCGGTGGCTCAAAGTTCTCAGTGAGGGTGAGAAACCGCCTGATCTTAGCCCTTACATCACGTGGCGTCTTGACATTCAGGGCTTCAACGCCTTTGAGCATTTCGATGGAGCCATGGATTTGCACTTGTGCTATTCTGTGCGCATGAGGAATCAACGTTTAGTCCCGCAAAACAGCCTTGGCGCGCTGATACAGCTTGTCAACGCCGGGTTCAACTTTGGTGCAACTCCCTTTTTTGCAGGCAGCACGCAGACCTACAACACCATCGGGATGTCATACAGTGACACTATTTCTTCTGGGCAACCAGGGTTTCAGTTCCCTTACAACCTCCCCTCCGGCACCATCATCTATGTTCTTCTTCAAGTTGAGGGCACTAGTCATGCGTCCGTCGTTTGCCCCAATCTCAATCCATATGGGGGCTTGGCAGCCGTCGATATGCTCGCAAGTGCTGCTGGCCCGCAGAGCGCAGCCGCAATACGCATACCGTCAACCAGCGCCACCACTGGCGAGACCGTTGGGCAATGGTCATTCAGCTACAATGGGACAGGGAGCTACGCCAACCCGCCTGGCCTTGCTTGGGCTGGAAGCGCTGCTGCGCCTAGCCCAAACTTCGGGCTTCTTTTTGTGACCGTTGTGACGCCACTGGTCTTGCCACAGACGCAGGTTAATCCCATGCTTTTTGGCACCAAAGGCGTGAAGACGCGGCCGCTCGCCACTGATGCCCCTGGAAACAAGGTGATGTTGTTCCCCTGCTCTATGCCATACGATGAGTGCGTCCGGCTTGCTATGCGTGATGGCTACCGGCTCACTGGGAAAGCTTCAACACACGGAGCCATGTTCGCCTACGATGCCGTGCGCTTGGTTGTGCCCGCCCCCCCTGAAGTCAAGGAGAACGCACCACAAAGAGTGAAGAGTCTTGAACCGGAGTGGCAGGATGCGACGCCCATCGTTTGTGGGGCATGTGGCG